TAATTCATCTCAACTTTAGTTTGATCGCTATAAGGTCTAGTCATATTTTCAGCTAGTTCCCATTTAAGCATTTTATTGCTACCTAAAACCTTAGCTCCACTATATAATACTTCTATTGATCTTGATACTCTTTCAAAGTTATCACTTTCTGGTGGATCAAACGTATCAGGCTTTTCAAGAGCTTTTTCAAGTCCTTGATCTGTTTTCTTTATTTTAAATACTTGGTTAGAGTACGTCTTATATTCAAAGTATAAAACCTGTACACTATCGTAATTATCATCTTGACCATTATATTGTCTAGTGTAATTACTGTCTCCAGGTTGTTTTTGTATTTCTTCTAGTTCAGAATCTGTTAAGTCAGAGAATTGTTTCTTTAATTCCTGTAATGAAATACCTTTAACTTCACCAACATAGTATATGTCTTCAAAGTTAGGGTCTTCAGTATAAGAATAAACTAAGCTAGCAGGATCAACGTAATCTACTACAACTCCTTCAGATAAGTTAAAGCTAGTTTTAGTAGCACCAATACCTAGTATTGTTAAATCTTGAGCAACTCTTTTCTTTACTTCTTCGTATCTATTAAACTCTAATATGTTATCTATAACTTCTTCTTCAGCAATCTCAACAGCTTGTTTGTAGTTTAGCTGTATAAATAAATCTAATTCTTCTCTAGACTCAGGTAAATTAGATGGATCATTAGTTGAAAACAAATTAGTACCAAGCTTGTTTTGTATATCTTCAAGCAAAGGTTTTGCGTTCATATCTCTTATGATACCTTTAGTATAATCAGTTCTATGTTTTAAAGCGTATGGATCAGTTGCAAAAGATTTAATCTTATAACCTTTGTCAGTCATACCGTTTACAACAATATCAACAAATTTTGATAATACAGCTACAGGTTGCCAGTCTAAGTTTAAATAAGACAAATCGCCGTTGATAGACATTTCATCTTTGTATTTTTGAACAGACTGCTCTCCTCTAGCGTAAAGACGTAACCTATGAAAGCTTTGCCAGTTATTACCAAATCTTCCACCTGCACCAGCACCTCTGTCTCCACGGAACCATTCGTTCTCTATAGCTCTACCAACTGCATGTCCGTATTCTAAACTTTGTTTCTCTGCATCAGATACTACCTGACTTGGAAATGTACTGTTTACATTTTTGTAAATCATTTATTGTATTATTTTTGAAGTAAAGCCTTTATTATCGTATCTACCAAAAGATACAGCAACAGGTTTCTTGTTTTGCTTAAACACTGGCGTGTATTTGTTTTTGTTACAAGCCATTATAGCTAAACCAGAACTTATAGTTGCATCAAACTTTGTTCTATTGTTTATGTCAAATTTTGCCCACTCTTCTAAGGTTTTTTGGAAAAACATATTTCCATAACCTCTTTCGGTAGCGCCTACGTAATCGTTTATATATGATTCAATTGCAGCTGCATGAGCTTGTTTAATATCTTCACTAGAGTTTGGTATACCACCTATTTCTTTTTCTGTTGTTGATAATTTAGCAAATACCTTATCTGGTCTGTTTATAGAGAAGCCTCTATAACCTCTTCTTTTAAAATAGTATAACAATCTAGGTTTATTATTCTCTGCTAGTATTGGCATGCCATAAAATATGCAAGCCATTAGTACGTCTTCAAAAAACATCTCAGCTGTCTGAGGTCTAGCTATGTACTCTAGAAAAAACATATTAATTGGAGCGTCTTCCATACTGAATTTAGTTAAACCGTGTAAAGCGCCTTTAGAACCTCTGTTGTCTACAGTTCCTGAAATATCATAACTATCACAGCCAAAAGCACCGATGTGTTCATTGCCGGCAAACTTAACCCCATTCTTTACTATCACACGGTTTTGAAGATTTATAGGTGGAATCCAACTAATAAGGAATCTACCGTCTTTATTTGGTGTAAATATAACTCTTGTATCTTTGATACCGTTCTCCCATTGAAAGCTTCCTCTAGTAACTGTCTTGTTATTAGCAAACTCTTCGTTGTGATCTATTTGCTCGTATATCTTAGTTAAATTAAATAAAGATAATTTAGCTTCGTCTCTAAAAGCGTGTTTCTCTGTTCTTGGAAACTGACGATAATATTCATTTAAACCGTCTTGATCGTTTTTTAAACCTTCTACTTCATTTTCCCAATGCTCTATAACTCCGTTAGTTATTAAATCGCCGTTAGGGTCTCTAGTTTCTTTTTTTGGGTTATCGAATACAGGTAATCCAAAAGCATCAATGAATCCTTCGTAGTTCCATTCCATAGGTATGAACAAAGAATATAGTCCTGAGCTAGTCTGCCCATTGCGGTTTCTGTTTGTGACATCTGAGGCATAATAAAGTTTTTTAAAGTTCCCACCACCTTTTTCTAAAGCATTAGAGGTTGAACCCATCATGCATTTACCAACGATCTTACTACCTAGTCTTAAACAAGTTTTTGTAACTCGCCAGTTGTTTAATATATTATCTGGTCGTTCCCATTTTCCACTTTCATCGTGTACTAATAGTTTTAATTTTTCACCATCATAGGAGTTGTCTCCCGTATTCTTCCAGTCAATAGTTGTATCTAATCCTTCTAGTTCTTCCTCGGTTTCACCTTCGTTAAGTTTACGTCTGGTGAGCCTTGACGCGGGTACTCTATAGGCGAGCTCCGTTTTCGGCCGGTCCATTCCGTCTTGTATTGGTTTGAAGAAAAAGGGGTAATTGCTAGAAATGGGTACAACTTTATCTGTGAACATTTTCTTTGCGTCGGCGCCAGATTTGGACAATATCCCAAACCGTGAATCCGTTGATATTGTGGCCATATTAACTGTCTCCCCAGACGCCATGAATGAAAATCCTGAACGTCTATTCTTGAGATACGACATTCCATAACACCTCTTGTCTGCTTTACAAGCTTCCCAGAATATGAAGAATAGTCTGTTTGACTCTCTATAATCTGCTGCCCCAACATCAATCTTGGACCATTGCAAGTACATGTAATGAGTACCAGTAATGTAAGTCGGATTGCCATTGTTATAAAACCAAAAACCTTTTTCTCTTTTTTCAAACTCTTTGTCTATGTATTCGTACCACTCTTCTTTAAAATCAGTTGGATATTTTTCCCAATCAAAAACACTCTTTATCTTAGATAGTTCTTTTGGATATTCCAACTTCGTCCAAACTTGATCTTTTTTATCCTGAGAACATTTGTGAACGTTCTTAGGTTTTAACGGTAATGCTATTTTTAAGTTTTGAATCTCTATGATTTCACCTATAGTTCCATCGCTACTTATTATAACTACATCATACTCAGGGTTATAGCCTTTTTCCCACTTTTTGTATCTATTATTTCTTTTGATTACTGCTGGCTTTATATGATCTTTTACAGTACGTACTAGCGTTTGCTTATACATTACTTAGATCTACCTTCAGCAAAACCTCTAAAAGATTTTTCTTGTTTAACATCTTTTGGTTTTTCTTCCAAAAGCTTTTCTTCCTCTTCTATTCTACTAAGTATTTCAAAAGCATCGAAAATAGCTAGCTTCTTTGTAGCTGCAGCGTTTTTTAATCTATCAGCAGATATATCATCATCTGAGTCAACTATTTTTTCTTTAGCTACTTGAATTAATTCCTCAACTGCTTTTTGCCCAGCCAGGATTATATTCTTTTTCGTCTCCTTTATATTCATACTTTAATAAAATATCATTAGATTCCATACAGTAAAGTCGTTGATCATCAACTATGAACTCAAACTCTCTATTGCTTTTGAATCCAAGTAAGTCTCCTTCGGCTATTTCTAGCGCTTCTAACGAGCTATTACCAATTTTTAGTATACCAACATCCTTACGCTCTTTATCCATTGAGAAACTATCGTTATTCTCTATTGGCATTAAGAAACATCTGTTACCTACAGGTTTCCATTTACCATTTCTTTTGTATAAATAAATTTGATCTGGTTGGCAAAAATAAAGATTTTCCTTAAAAAGTTTACTACTGTCTACAGCTTCTCCTTTTTGATTGTAATATCTTCTAAATACGTTGTGGTGAATTATAACAATGTCACCAGGTTGTATTAATGTCTTTAGTGATAATGGTACAGTTATTACTTCTGCTGTTCTACTTATAAACTTAAAATTTTCTATATTAGAATTAAGTATAAGTTTTTTACCATTAACATCTATATCATTTTTATATCGTCCTTCTATAGGTTTAACTATAAAGTCAAAAACACTTCTCATTAGTATTTTAAATCATATTCAACGGATATAGCCATGTTAGAATTAAATTTCTTCCATGGCAATATCTCATTGTCTTTTTTTATATGTATACTATAAGAATTTTTAGACTCATCATAAAGTATGTGTGATATTTCGTGACCACCATATACTGATTGACCCAATGCATAATGCATCGCATCGTTTTTATAATCAGAACCTATACTAATTTTTCTTATAATAGATGACATAATTATTCTGCTGAAGCTTCTTCTTGTTTAACTTCTTCAAAACTACCGTCCTCTAGATTAATTGTAATACTTCCGTATTTATTTTCTAGCTCAGACTTTTGTTTTTCAACATCAGAATTGATTTCTGCAATTGAGTGTAATAAAGAGTGCTTTTGAGTTTCTAAAAATCCTACCTGTGAAACAGATTGATTTAATTTACCTTGCAGCTCTTTTAATAATATTAATTCTTCTTCTGTGATCTTGTTTTCCATTTGATTTAATTTAATTGTTTTAGACATTTTATTTATTACTATTTATTATTACCTGATTGTTTAGACTTTTCCCAAGTCCTTCCTACAAAGTAAGCACCGTATACCGTTATTAATAATGACTGAAATATAGGTATGTATTGCGTAGCAACTTTGAACCCACCAATATTACCATCAAAAAAAGATAACACAGTGAAAACTATAGTTAAGTATATTAAAACTAATGGGCGTATGTTTTTAGATAAAAAACTATCACTAGCCATATCAGCATTCCAACGATCAGTTACTTGAGCTTGAGCGTCTTTGTCAGCTTGTTCTAATAACTCTTGTATTTTATGCTTAGCAGCTAATCTTTCTTCATCCGTAGTGGTTAGCTTGTCTATTACGCCACCAACGTCTTTAATAAGACCACCTGTTAAAAGGCTTAGGATTTTTTTCATTTATCGTTTTTTGTTTTTTGTTATTCTTGGCCTATGCCCAGGTTCTCTAGAGCTTATTGCTACATCTCTTCTAGAGACATTGCTTGTGTTGCTAGGAAAGTCACCTTTACGAGAAACAGTATAATCTCCAGTTTTTGGCGATATACTTCTAGCTATATAATTACTTAATGCACCTCGTGATTGCATTCGTTCTCCGATGGCAGGAAACTTAGTAGATAAGTCTCTTTTTTTTGCTGATATAGAGTCTTTGGAAAAAGCACGCTTATTCATTAGATTCGCTACTTTAGCACCAGCGTCATCACCTTTGATAGGCTCAAAAGATTTGCCATATGTTGATTTTTCATAACCAGGATGATGTTCTTTTTTTTCTGCTTTAGCTTTTGGCTGCTTCTCTTTTGGAATAGGATCACTAGGTCCAGTTTTGTAAAAAGGTGTATTTTTTGTTGAATTTTTCATATCTGTAGTTTTATTGTATGCTTCTTTTTCCCAAGGTAGATTTTTAGCTCCTTCATTCATTACTGATCTAGGGTATTTCTTACCTTTCCAATAAACGTTATCGCCATCATAATCTAAATCTCCTCTACTCATTTGATCTAGATGCACTTTTTCGTGCTTTATAACTTCTTCTTTATCTCTACCGCTTAAGTGTTTATCTATCAGTATAGAGCCATTGTTTAAAGCTTGACCCATAACACCTTTCTCAGTATCAACCTGGTATATAGGAGTGTTATCCATAGACAGTTCACTCATCTTCATACTGAAAGCCATACTAATATTTACTACAGCTTTTTTTATTTAACGGAGATCCAAAACTTGATTTACAATGCTTAGACATAAAAGATCCTTTAGAATACAAAGGGCTTTTTGATTCACCTTTCATTTTGAATCCTTCACCAGCAGCAACTTCTAATTCTTTTTTCTTTTCGTAGTTACCTTGTTTTTTCTTACCAGTTTCGTAATCGTGGATTGCGTTTCTAGCATAATCTTGCTCTACTTTTGCTTTACTTTTTTTCATAGTTTTTATTTTAACATTTCCATCTTTTTCTAGCGGCTTTACCTCTTTCACCAGTCCAACCTTTAGATCTAGCACAAAAAGATTTTCTTCTTTTAGCAGCTTTGCTACCTGGTTTCACGTCACCAGTCACCGCTGTCTGAAGCTTACTACCTGGGTTTTGTTTCTTATATCTCTTGACACCAGCAGAAGTCATTCCGGCTCCTTCTTTTGTTGTTCTAAAATTTCTACCTTTTCCTTTTGTAGTTTTTCTAACTTTTAAGAAAGGAGAAATATTTTCTTGAGTATAAGCCATTATTTTTCTTTTTTAATGTTAAGCCATTTACTTAGCGTATATCCTATTGAAAGTAATAGTAGTATTACTTTTAAACTCATTTCTATATTTGTAAAAGTTGTCACACCTAAAGTTAAAGTATTTGCTGTGTATAATTTCAAATCACTCATAGCTTTTTTTATTACAAGCCTTTAGCTCTTTGAGTTATAGGTCCTTTTAATGAGTCACAACCGCAGTCAGCTAATTTTAGCTTCATACCGTTTATACCTGAGCTAGATCCTTTTCCG